TCCAGAACCAGATACTTCAATTTCATTTGATGTACCAGCAATGGTGCTTACATAGTTTCCAGATGTATCTGTTCCTAATGCAACACTGTTTGCCTGGATAGTAGTTGTTATGTCTATTCCAGCAGAGCCATCAAAGTTTGCAGTTCCTACTACATCTCCAGATAAAGCTATTGCTCTTGGAGTTGATAAGGAAGCAGCAACAACTCCAAGATTATCAACAAAAGTTTTTGTAACCCTGGAATCTATAAGACTATTAACCCTGGAGCTTGTATGATAAAGATTAGAAGAACCCTCACCAATATCATCTGTATCTAATGTTAATGATGCTCCAAGAGAAAGAGAATTTGAATTTATTGTTACGCTGCTATTTGCTAATTTAGAATTTGCAATACTGCCACCAAGCATAGCATTTGTAATACCACTAGCTTTAACTCTTAGAGCATCTGAGCTAATTTCTATTGAGCTGTTATCTACTCCTACAGCAAGAGTTACATCTCCAGATGTTCCGCCACCTGTTAGGCCATCTCCAGCAACAACTGAGGTAATATCTCCAGTTTGTCCATCTATGGTTAATGTTCCAGCTGCATCATCATAAGTAAGAGTGATGCCAGATCCAGCTGTAAGTAATGTATTTACTTGATCATCTACTCTTTCAGCTGTGAAATATTTATTAGTAGATCCTTCACCAATATCATCTGTATCAAGAGTTATGTTTGATGTTCCATCAAATGAAACACCAGAGATTGTTCTGGCATTTTGTAAAGCAGTTGCAGTAGCAGCATTACCTGTTATTGAGCTTGATGTGAGAGCAATAGATCCTGTTGTGCTAGGTAATGTTAATACTATGTTTCCAGAAAATGCAGCATGAGCTGGAGCTTGTAATCTGGCCTTATGTGCATTATTAGATTCACAATAAAAATCAACATATGATTGAACACCGCCATTTTTTATTGATATACCTCCTTGCTGTATATCAACACCAGTATCTCCATCAATTCTTACAACACCAGATCCATTAGGAGATAATTTTATATTGCCATCTGATGAGCTTACTATTTCCTGGCCATTTACATCTAAGTTTCCGCCAAGCTCAGGAGTTGTATCTTCTACAACATTATTTATTGATACTGCTTGAACCCTAGCAGTTGTATGATACAGATTTGATGATCCCTCTGATAAATCATCTGTATCTTTAGAACCAAGATTAAGATTTGATCCTGTAGCTAATGCTACTCTTGCATCAGCTCTGGCATTTGTAAAATATAAATTTGATGAACCTTCTGATACTGCATCAGAATCAAAACTTATATTAGAAGATCCATCAAAAGAAACACCATTTATAGTTCTTGCTGTGGCAAGAGCTGTAGCAGTTGAAGAATTACCTGGTTAAATACTACATTTGAAGAAGTGCTTACTGCCTGGCCAATGGAAAAAGTTACTCCATTGCCAGAAGCAGCTGCTGTAACTCCTGTTCCGCCAAGCAAAGATAATGTTTCAGAATCAAGATCTATTGCTATTGTTGAAGATCCATCTGTTATATCTAAATCTTGAGCTGTAAGTTGAGCATCTACATAGGCTTTTATTGATTGTTGAGTAGCTAATCCTGTTGCTGAGTTTGAGCTTAAATCATCTTCATCTAATATTGCAGTTACTGTAGCTCCAGAGCTAAAAGATAAACTTGATATACCATTAACTGTTCCACCATTTATATCAACTGTATTATCAGCAGTTATTGATATTGGAAGTGTTATCCAAGCATCATTACCAGAGTTTCTTAATTTAAGTAAATTATTAGATGTATCTATCCACCACTCATACGCATACATTGTTGATGGTTGAGAAGCTCCAGAGTTATTAGATGATATAGCTAATAAAGCATTGTTTAAATCTGCTCTAAAATTAGCTCCAGATTGGTTATCTAAAATATAATCATGTTGTGCCATATCTTTTAACCTTATTAGTTATTTTTAAAATTTCCATATTATTCTGGTTGTTCAGGCCATAAAACATCTGAAAAACTATCTTCATCGGTGTAATTTGCTGGAAGATCTCTGAGCAGCTGTCTATATGTTTTCCATTCTTCTTGTTTGCTTTCAGTTAAAGGAGAATCGTTGTTTGTAGTCCAATCACAATCTGCCAACAAATAATGTCTTGTATTTCTTATTTTTTCTAAAGTAGTTAGAGGATGTTCTGGAGTTGCTGCTATTATTTTCATTATTGCTTATTTAGTTTTATTGCACTTATTCTGGTTGAAAAACCACCTATGTTTGGAGTTGTATTGTCAGCTGTAACTTGGCCTTGTAATTTAATTGTAAAAGTAGTTGCAGCTGCCAATGTTATTTTTCCAGCTAACACCACTGGTTGAATTGCTGATCCTCCGACTGGAGATGAATATTCTGCTACCACTGTTGAATCAACAATTATTCTTGATTCAAGTTGCGTTAAGGTATTAAATGTTCCGCCAACCATACAGTTACCACAAATCAAATAATCACCAGCTTCTAATGTTGTAAAGCTCACAGTTGATAGATCTGAAAAATTATCACCAGATCTACCATCTCCAAATGTAGAAGTTCCAGAAGCTCCATTGACCGCAAAAGATCCTACAGCTCTAGTTCCTAATTCATTATTTGTAACTCCAGATGCTTTTATTTGTAGGCCATCAGATGAAACCTCTAAAGTAGTTCCATTAAGATTTATTCTGTTAGCGTTTAATGTTCCAGTTGAAATATCAGTTGCTGATATAGCTCCAAAAACACCAGATGCAGAAGTTAAAGTTCCAGCAACTATATTTGAGGCCGCAATAGTATTAGCTGCAATTTGTGTAGCTGTTATTGTTGCAGATGCAATTTGTGTAGCTGTAATTGTTCCAGCTGCTATTTTTGCTGCTACTACTGAATTTGCCTGGAGCTTTGCTGTAGATATTGAATCATCTGCAATCTTTGTTGATGTTATTGCAGCAGCAGCTATTACATCTCCCTGGATTGCATCAGTTGCTATTTTTGCGTTTGTTACTGCATCATCAGCTAATTTAACTGTCGTTGCAGCTGCATCTAAAATCTTTGCTGTGGTTATTAAATTATCTGTTAGATCTGCTGTAACAACTGGAGCATTGCCAACAGAAAATGTAAGTGTTGCAGCTGACGATTCAGAACCAACAGAATTTATAGAAGTAACACTAGCAACATAATTAGATCCTACTTTTAAGAAATTAAGATCCACAAAATTTGTATCAACAATTCTGTTTAATAATTTATTTCCAGAGCTATCAACTATTGCAACTCTAAATTCATAAGTTGGAAAGTCAGTGGGAAGTGTCCAGGATAAAAATGGCCTACCAGTTGATGAAGATCCAGTATCTGTAAAAGCTAAACCAGAAGGAGCTTTGACTTCATGGCCAGTAGGTATGGGAACAAATGATTCTATGTTTTCTTGCGGAGGAGCTTCCCAGGTATATATATCAAGATACTCTATAGCCTGGATTTGAATAAAACCATCTGGTTGAAGCTGCATCGCTTCTATTCTAAAAAGTTTTCCTGTATATCCTAAAGGTGTATAAGCAACTGTAATAACATCGCCAACTTTAACTTTGTATAATTCTGGAACAGCTTTAAATGAAATTGTTTGACTTGCCCTAGATCTTTTCAATATTGCTTCTGCCATATTATATGCAACATAGGCATTAACTACATAAGGAAAATCTACAACTGTTTCTAATATTTCACCACCATCATCAGATGTAAAATTAGGCGAAGCATCATGTTCAAAAGTTATAGTATCTTGTTCGTATTTTTTTGCTCCATTAAAAAACTGCAAAACAACTCTATTATATTTGGTAGATTTTTCTTCATAGTTTACTGTTATAGAATCTATGATGTGATCATCAGTTACAGTCATGGATGATGAAGCTGTATCTTCAATCAACAATTCAAATTTGCCATCTATATAATTTAAGATACCTCTCATATTATTAAGAAGCTCAACTGTATTATCCAAAACAGATTTATCTGTATTCACCACACCATTACAAGTAAATCTTTTGACTTGAGCAAGAGCTGTTCCAACATTACCAGATAAAGTAGATCCAGCTGCTGCTGCTACATGAACTCTATTTGTTTCTGATGTTTGCTCAAATGGCCTGAATCTTTGAAGATCTATTACATCTATTCCATTTAAAAGTGTTGATCCTCCAGAATCAACCAATGTTAAATTACCTCCAATTTTTAATTTTCCAAATGTTGTTGCATCTACATCAAAAAATGTATCTCCACTTGTAGAGGATATTGTAGCTGCTGATGCAGAGCCATTAAAATCTGGTGTATTTTCTAAGCCATCTGCTAAATTTGCAGCTGTTTGAAATGATGATAAGTTAACAACTGAAGATGCAAGGCCTTTCCCATATGTATCATCTCGCATATAGTCTAAAAGAGTTAGAGCTGGATTATCTGACCATTCAAAAGTTGATGGAGTGTCATATCTATGAGATCCAGATCCGCCAGATATAGATCCATCTTTTCTGGGATCATAAAGTTTTTTACCCTTAACACAAACTGTCAGCTGCGGAAGTCCACGAAACATTCCTTTTGTATCAAACTCAAATGATGCTGCAATATATGCTATTCCTCTAAGTCTATGATTTGATGTCCAGGAAGATGATAAAGATGCTGTAAGCATTGGATCTGCTGTTTGATCGTCTGCTCCATGATGCAGATTAAAACACATTCTATATCTGCCACTAGGGGATGTGCCAGATTTTCCATCGGTTGTTGTTGTATTTATGTTACCAACTTGAGTAACTGTGTTAAGGCTTCCAGCTCCAGATCCAACTTTGTCAGATCCAATATAAAATCCATCTCTAAAAACTTTTGTATCAGATATTGGAACACCATTAAGCTCAATCGTATCACCTTCAATCTGATCAACATCTCCTACAGATAATGCAAAAACAACAAAAAGATCTTTGGATCTATTTTGATCTGTTTCCATAAAAACAACTGTAGAGCCTACCCTTCTTCTACCATAGATAACTGGTATCTTTCCGCCTTGAGCTGTTTTCTGGCCGAGTATATCTTGACCTCTGGCCATCAATTCTCTTGCTGCCAAAAAACCTTTTACACCAGCTCCGATAGTTACAGCTGCTG